TTTGGTGACATTACTGAGGTTGACTTAGGAAAGCTAACAAACTTTCCTTTAGTCCACATGATAATAGACGAAGCTGTTATCAATGAAAGAACAATAGATTACACACTAAGGATAATTGCTGCTGATATTGTAGACTTGCTAAAGGAGGATATTACTGATAATGATTATTATGGAAACAATAATATGCAGGATATCTTAAACACTCAAATGGGTGTATTAACTAGGCTAATTAACCAACTAAGAAGATTAGACTTAGTAGACAACAACTACTTGAGAGTTGAGGGCGGTGTAACTGCTACTCCTTTCTTAGATAGGTTTGAGAATGAATTAGCTGGTTGGGAGGCGACAATGGTTATAACTGGTAAAAACGACATTAGTATTTGCTAATATCGTATAAACCTGAAAGCACATTAAATGAGTTTAGATTCTAAAATAGAAATAGCGTTAAAAAACATAGGTAAATACTATGTTCAAGAGCTAAAGAAGCAGTTAACTGAGGGTAAGAAAGTGGCTTCTGGTGATTTATTAGAGAGTATAAGTTCAGATGCAACTAAAAATGTATTAAAAATAACAGCTAATAGATACTTAGGAGCTATAAGTGATGGTAAGAAGGCTACAGGTAAAGCTCCTTCTGTTGAAATGGTATCTAAGGTTGCTAAGTGGATGCAATACAAGAAGCTCCCTCTAAGGGGTTATAAAGGTAGGTTTCAACGTCAAACATCTTCTAACTACAGAAGAGCTGCTTTCGCTGTCGCTAGGAGCATTAACAGAAGTTCTTGGGAGGGAAGTAACGTAATTAAGAAGTCTTTTAAGGCTATAGAGGGAAACATAAACTCTGAATTAGTAAAAGCATACAAATCTGAGGTAAAAGAAATTATAGATAGAATAAAAAATAAATAAAAAACAATGGCATTTACAAGGCTTATAATAACATTTACAGGAGAAGCAGCAGTCAACGATACGATGACAATAACTACCAGCAAAAGTAATTCATACGTAGCTAGTGTGAAACAGGTGAGAAGTTTTGCTAACCAGATATCAGCACCTGTACCTACAGGAACTACTGGAGAAGGAACAGCTATAGCTTACAGCTCTGCTTTAATACAAGACAATATATCTTTTGGTGAACAGTTGGGTGGTCAACTAGACATATCTCAATCATCTAATGTTGTTACACTAACATTTTACGATTCATCAGTAAACTCTGCAACCTTTGGAACAACAGGAAGTGTAACTAGCACATCTTCTACGGATACTAATGGTGTTATTGTAACATATCCTAAGATAAATGCAAGAAGCCCTCATTGGTATAGAGTTCAAGAAAATTCTTCACTAGGAACTCTAACATCTGCGTTAATAAAGCTAAAGATATATGAAGGAAGTCAATCTAGTTGGGGTGCTGCTGTGAACTGGACTTACCAGCTATCTAGCTTGGCACTTAACTCTGAAGTATTGTTTAATATTGCTGACCTAATAAAAGATTATGTTCCTATAATTTTTAATGGTTCTTATTACAGCAAAAACCCATTTGTAGATATTCAAGTTGTTAGTTATTATGATGGCATACCAGCTTCAATGGATTATCAATTTACTAGAGCTTTCTATGGTTATGGGTACTTCGAAGAAGGAATCAACCCAGAGCTAAACAACTCTTATTTACAATCAAATAATAAGATACTAAAGTTTGCTGATTCTCCAGTTATAATACCTGTAGACAGGTCTATAACTCAAAGTGTAACATACCTTAGCGAAGGAGAACAGGTTTACACTAAATTACTATTTCCTATTGCAAATAGCGGACTACAGATAGAATATGTAACGAATGGTTCAAATGGAGCAGATGGTTTTGAGAGTAGAGTTATACTGGCTGGTGGTTCATTTGAGGGAAACACTTGCTTATCTGAATTTGAAGGTGAGTTTGAATTTTTCCCAGTAGACACTATTCACATAGGTGGAACAGATGGTCTTTCTATAGTAACTGTAGAGAATGTTGATGAATGTAAATATGAGCCTTATAAAATTACTTTTATAAATAAGTTTGGTGCTTTACAGGATGTGTGGTTCTTTAAAGCTAGTTCACTGTCTATAGAGACAACCAAAGAGGACTTTAGAAGAAATACTATGTCTGGTCTTAGTTATAGCATAAATGACCATCAATATAAGAACTTGTTTAAAAGCGGTAGAGAAAAGTTAACTGTTAATAGTGGGTTTTATCCAGAATCTTATAATGATGTGTTTAGACAGCTACTATTAAGCGAGGATTGTTGGGTTAATTATAAAAACCAAACACTTCCTGTAAACATAAGCGATAGTAATAAGAAGTTTAAAACTAACTTAATGGACAAGTTAATAAGCTACCAATTAGAATTAGACTTTGCTTACGATAAAATTAACACTATAAACTAATGCGTAGAAACGTAGAATTATACATAAAAGCTGGTTTAGACACAGATGAGGTTACTTATCAATACGAGAGAATCGAGTTATTTGACTTTGAAGAGATAAATATAACCAATAAGATACAAGATATAAAGGATATATCTAAAGTATTTACGGACTACTCGCAGCAGTTCACAATTCCAGCATCTAGTAATAATAACAAGATATTTAAACACTACTATAATTTTGATATTTTAAATGGTTTTGATGCAAGAATAAAGTTAGATGCACTTATTAAAATAAACGGAATAAATTATAGAGAAGGAAGAATGACTCTTTCTGGTTCTTCACTGAAGAATAATATTGCATATAGTTACAGTGTCATATTCTATGGCAAGACAGTTAGCTTAAATGAGCTAATGGGAGATGATAAACTAGAATTACTTGGTACTTCATCAATATACAATAATTTAGACCCATACCTTGATAGATTTACTTTCTCTTACACAGCACAGGTTGTTGAGGATGGGTTGAACAAGGGGTTTAACTTAGTTAACGATGTTTTAGATGTAAACTCTGATGCTGGAGCAGGAAGCTCTGGAGACTTATGCTTTCCATTTATAAGTTCAAGTTCTTTTTACTTTTACGATACAAATGATGGTCTTAATCCTAAAGATAGAGTTGATAGTAGAAATGTGCGTAACATAACTACTAATCCTAGAACACCAAGAGGAATATACTACAGAGACCTTAAACCAGCTATAAGGATATATCACATAATAAAAGCTATAGAGACTAAGTATGGAATTCAGTTTACTGATGACTTCTTTAACACTACTAACGAGCCTTTTTACGAACTATATCTTCTTTTGCATAGAGAGAAGGGCGATATAACTGGTCAGACAAATATACAATCTGCTAATGTAAATTTAAACGCTTTTACATACGAGGGGTTTACTTGTGTTGTACCAACAACAAATTGTGGAGGAGAAGACTTAAGGAACAACGGAGACTTAAGTAAGATAACAGTTCCAAGATACTTTATTGGGGAAGTAGAGAATACAACTACAGCTAAATACACTATAACAGTAGGTGCTGGAGAAGAATATACATTATTCTTAAAAGACTCAATCACTGGAGACCTTATAGACACTCCAGAAAATGGTATAAGTAAAACCGGAAGTTCTAGTCAAACATTTAGATTAAATCATACTACAGGAAGCCAATCTAAGACTATACAACCAGTTTTAACAATAGAGACTCAAGGAAGTGTAACCTCATATGATATTGACTTAGAGCTTCAGGAGATAAAAGAAACAGAATATGGTGTGATAAGTAGTTTTAAATCTAATTACACTGAACTAACAAGTCAAACATTAGGAGGTGGCTTTAACATAGCCTCTCAGATGCCTAAGATGAAAACTATAGACTTCTTAACTTCTATATTTAAAACATTTAACTTAACAGCTTACTATATTCCTGAGTCTTTTGGAGATTCTAGTGCTGGTAAAATAAGAGTTAGAACACTAGATGATTATTATAACACTGGTAATGTTGTTGATTTAACAAAGTACGTTGACAACTCTAAAATAGATGTCAATAGAGATAACTTATATTCGACAATAGACTTTGAGTTTCAGAAGCCAAGTACATTTGCTATAATAAACTCCAATCAATTAACTTATGATGAGTTTGGTAACGAAAGATTAAACAATACATCACAAGATATAGAGTCACCTTTAGCTTTTGATGGCGGAAAGTATACTGTTAAGCTGGGTTTTGATAAAGTTCAGTATGAAAGAATGACTAATCAAGCTAATGAAGTTATTGCACCAATTCAATGGGGTTGGCTAGTAAACAAAGACGAGAATGAGGTTTTAACAAAGCCTTTAATATTCTACCCTATTAAGCAAGGTTCAGGTGTACCTTTATTATTTGATGATGGGGTAAGTCCATCGCCATTGCCCAACGCTAACTACATAAGACCTTCTAATGCACTTGAAGGTGTTTCTGAGTCAATAAACTTCGGAAGTGAGTTTGATGAATGGGAAGCTCACGAGGATTCAGCTATAACTAATGAAAATAGCTTGTTTAATGGTTACTACAAAAACTATGTGTTGAGAATATATGATGTTCAGTCAAGAAAAGTTAATTTAAAAGCTAATTTACCTGCTGGAATAATTACCACTATAGAACCAAACGACTGTATATTAATAAAAAATAAATACTTTAATATAAATAGTATAAAACTAAACTTATCTACTGGTAATTGTGACCTTGAATTAATAAACAACGCAACTTCAATAGCTGCTGGTAACTTGGTTTTAGATAGACCAACCTTAGGTAGATTATATGTTAGTACAAACAGTTTAACAATAAGGGTTCTTGGTAACTTATCTGTAGATAACTTAATACATGACATTTATGTTGATAATGTTCTTACACTAAGCAATCAGACAAGTAGAGAAATAAATATAACTTCTTTATCTTCTGGAACTAGTTACAATATAAGAGCTGTATCTAAAATACAAGGAACTTCAATAGAGAGTGTAACCAGTCAAACTTACATAATGACAACAATACAAGCACCATGATACCACTTAAACAAATAATAGAATTACTAGCATCAAATGACTGGTATGTTGATGATGAAGATATAAAAATAGCAAAAGGCAAGTATAAGTCACCTACAAACTGGAAACAACTTAGAGAAACAATAAAACGAAGATAATGGCAAATCAAAGAATAGACATAGACATTAAAATAAATTCTAAGACAGGAGAGATATCTCTAAAGTCATTAGATAAAAGTTTTGATACTTTAAAAATAAAAGCTGGACAAGCTCAACAAGCAGCAAAGGCTCTTAATCTTGAGATTTCTCAAATAACATCAGGAGGTAATGTCAACGTAGCTGCTAATAACTTTGGTACGTTACAAAAACAAATAGGTGGTGCTTCTGCTGCATCTGGGTCTGCTAGTTCTTCTGTTTTAGAATTAGGTAGAGTTATATCTGATTCTAACTACGGAATACGAGGTATGGCAAATAACTTTTCTCAATTAGCATCTAACCTTCTTTTTACTGCAAAAGCTGCTGGAGGATTTGGTGCTGCATTAGGTCAGGTTGGAAAAGCATTAATGGGTCCGCTTGGTCTTTTGCTTTTAATACAAACAGGTATTGCATTGCTTGAGAGATGGAGTATGAGTTCTAGCAAAGCAGCTAAAGACTCTGAGTCTATGGGTAAATCTGCTGGTGTTGCTGCATCTAATTTAAAGATACTTCTTAGAGCAAATGAGCTTAACAACATGAGCCTAAATGAGGCTTCTAGAGCTGCAAAAAGAGCTAATAACGAATATAAAGATTTAGGTGTTGAAATAGATAAAAACGGAAAGTTAACAGATTCTAGTGTAGAAGCAATAAACAGAAAAATAGAAGCTCTTGAACGATTAGCTAAAGCTCAAGCCATACAAACTATGGTCGAAAAAAAGTATGCAGAAGTCATAGCTTTAACAATTAAGTTAGATGCAGCTAATGAGCTTTCTATGAAAGAGTATGAGAAATCAGAAGTTTTAAGAGCTAAAGCAGAAGAGGACAGAGCAAGCGGTGCTGTTAGTAGAGAAAATAGAATAGAACAAGATGCGGTAAATGCCGAAAGGTCATTTAAAAGAAGTATTAAAAATATAACTGAACTAACAAAAGAGAGAGGTGTCGTTGAGGGTGAAATAAATAAGTTAATTCAATTAATACCAGATGTAGGAGACTTATTTTCACAAACAAAAGGAGGAGAAGGTAGTTTAGGAAAAATATTCAAGAAACAGTTCTTGGATTTAGAGAAATTTATTATAAGTTCTAATAGAAGAGAGGCTTTATTAGTAGAGAAAAATGAAGTTAAAAAGTTAGATATAAAACAAAAGTACGCTAAAAAAGACTTAAAAAACAGAAGAGATACTTTTACAGAAAAACAAGAACAAAGATTAGCTGACTTTATGAAGTCTAAGGCTAATGATGAAGAAAAAGCTGCTGCTCAAGCTACGTTTGATGCATCTAAAATTCAAGCTGAAACTGAATACCAAAAAGCACTAACATCATTAGTTGCTTTACAGACTTCTGAAAGATTTGAACTTCAATTAAAATTACTAAGAGAATTTAACGAAAGAATGCTCAAGGCAAGGGGTGAATCTGCTGAGGCTCTTGTTAGCTTTGGTGCTTCTAGTGGAGCTGGGACATCTGCTGGTTCTGTTGGTAGACCTATGTCTGCTGTAGGAGCTGAAGGAGTAGATGCTCAGACTGAAGCTATGAGAGCTGCTGGTGTTATTGAAGAACAACAATTTGAAGAGGCTTTGGCTAGAAAAAGAGAGCAGTTAGAGTTGCAAAATGCATCAGAATTTCAAATAAAAATGGAGTTAGGAGAGATGCAATATCAGTTTGACTTAGACCAAGCAACAAGAGAGATAGAACTCGAGCAAATGAAAATAGATGCTAAGAAGAATATAAATTTAGAATATATTTCTTGGTCAACTTCTATTGCTTCTACATTAAGAAATTTAGCTGGAGAAAATGAAGGATTAGCAAAGGCAGCATTAGCTATAGAGAAAGGAGCTAAAATTGCCAGTATTATAATAGAAACATCAGCAGCAAATCAAAAAATAAGTGCAATAGCTACGGTACAGGCTCAAAACCCTATTACAGCTGGTTTAGCAACTTTAGCTCCTGCAAGAATAATAAAAAACAATATAGGAGCTGGACTTTCTATTGCCAATATATTAGCTACTAGTTTAAATAGTAAATCTAACCCTAGTGCTGGAAGTGGAGGAGCTGTTGGTGGTGGTGGTGAATCAAGAGAGTTTGACTTTAACCTAGTAGGTTCTACAGGAATAAATCAATTAGCTGAAGGTGTAGCTGGTCAATTCGGTCAGCCAATACAAGCATACGTTGTAAGCTCACAAATTAGTTCTCAACAACAACTAGATGGTATCATACAATCAAATGCAACTATAGGAGATTAGAAACAAAAACAAACTAAATTGTTATAACATTATGGAAGACTTAGATATATTTGAATTATTTATAGATGAAGAAAACGAGTGGGGTGGCATAGAAGCTATCTCTATCGTTGAGAACCCAGCTATAGAAGAAGATTTTATTGCTCTTAAATCGCAAGAAGTTAAACTTGCTGAGGTAGATAATGAGAAGCGTATCCTTATGGGTGCTGCTTTAATACCTAACAAGAAGATATACAGAAAAAACAAAGACCAAGAGTATTACATACACTTCTCTGAGGATACTGTAAGAAAAGCCTCACAGCTTTTTCTATCAAGGGGTAAGCAAAACAACTCAACATTAGAACACGAAGTAGAGTTAGGTGGTTTATCTGTTGTAGAGTCTTGGATAATAGAAGACGAAGTACACGACAAGTCTCGTAAATACAATCTTAATATGCCTGTAGGAACTTGGATGGTTTCTGTTAAGGTAAATAACGATGAGGTATGGGAAGAGTTCGTTAAGACAGAGAAGGTAAAAGGCTTTAGCATAGAGGGGTTCTTTAGTGATAAGAAATCAAATGCACCAAAGGAAAGTGTAGAAGAAGAACTATCAGCAGAGGACTTAGCTAAGATATACGAGATACAAGAGATTTTAAGCGTTTCTAACGACGTTGAACTTAAAACGTATAGTGACTATCCACAAGGAGCTAAGAACAACGCTAAAAGGGCTTTAAAATGGAAGAAAGAGAATGGAAGTAGCTGTGGAACTGCTGTTGGTTGGACTAGAGCTAATCAATTAGCTTCTGGAGAGGCTTTATCTCGCTCTACGATTGCACGTATGGCATCATTCAAAAGACATCAGCAACATAAAGATGTACCTTACTCTGAAGGGTGTGGTGGTCTTATGTGGGATGCTTGGGGTGGTTCTGCTGGAGTTAACTGGGCTATTAGCAAACTAAAAAAGATAGATAATGAGTAGGGCTACATATTGCAAATGCAAAAACACATATTGCATAAGCTGCTGTAAAGGATGCAATGCACCTGACTACTGGAAACAAGGCATAGGTAACATAACAGGCATTCCTGAGGATTATTTGATGCAAGAAAATGGAGATTTAATACTTCAAGAAAACAACAATAAAATAATATTATAATGGCAAATTTAAAGATAAGTCAATTACCAGAAACAACAGAATTAGCACTTACAGATAATTTTGCAGTTGTTAGTGGTAGTCAAACTAAAAGAGTGACATTTAGTAGTGTACAAAAAGAAATTGTAAACTACTTAGTTCCTACAAACTTAACAGTATCCGCTGGGAATAATGTTGACTTAGGGAACTCTACTTATAATCATTCAGAAGTTATAAAGCTAACTTGGTCTGGAGTTAATGGAAATATGACTTTAACTCTTCCAGATGCAACCGCAACAAACAGCGTTAATAGAATTGTTAGGTTTTTATCTGACACAACATTTGCGACTAATACAAGAGTTTATGTAACTCCAGCCTCTGGGCAAACAATAGATGGAAATACTAACTACTATGAAATAAATAAAGGGTATGAAGGCATCCAAATGTGGTCGGATGGTACAGAGTGGTTTATTATACAGAAAAAGGCTTAACTGTCTGAAAACGAAACAAACGTTAATTTAATTGTTATACTAATATAAAAATGTTTAATTTATGAAAGCAACAGAAATTTTAGGGAAGCTAAAAGATGTTTTACTTTCTACTGAAGAAGTGGTAACTGAAACTCCTGTAGAGGAGGTAAAAGAAGAGTTATCTGCTGAAGATGTAGTAGAGAACGTTGAATTAGAGTCTCAAGAAGAAGTGGTTGAAGACGTAGTTGAAGAAACTACTGAATTAGCTGAAGAAGACGAACAAGTTGTGGAAGAAGTAATAGAGGATGAAGCCCCTGTTATGGAATACGCATCTAAACAAGACTTAGAAGACCTTAAAAAAGAATTTATGGGTATCATCGAAGGTCTTATGAGAAAAGAAGAAGAATACAATAAAGAAGTACCTGCTGAGCTAAGTTCAGACGAGGTTGTAGAGGAAATCTCTCACTCACCTGAATCTGGTATTGAAAGCAAGTCTAAGTTTGTTATCGGTGGTAACAGAGCTATGACAACTAAAGACAGAGTATTCGCAAAAATGTTTAATAATTAATTATTTAATAAAAATGGCAACAACAACATCTATTACTACAACTTATGCTGGTGAGAAATTACAAGGTTTTATCTCTGCTGCATTATTATCTGCTAACACTATCGAAAATGGTGGTGTAACAGTTAAACCAAACGTTAAATTCAAAGCTGTAATCAAATCATTGGCTACAGGAACTTTAATTGCTGATGACACTTGTGATTTCACAGACAGTTCTTCAGTAACTCTTGCTGAAAGAATTTTAACACCTGAGACTTTTCAGGTAAACCTACAACTATGTAAAGACGATTTCCGTTCTGACTGGGATGCAATCTCTATGGGGTATTCAGCTTTCGATAGCTTACCTCCATCTTTCGCTGATTACTTAGTAGCACACGTTGCTTCTAAAGTAGCTGAAGAAATGGAAACTACTATCTGGAGTGGAACTAATGGAACTGCTGGACAGTTTGATGGATTCACTACTTTATTTGCTGCTGATGCATCTGTAATTGATGTAGCTGGAACTGCTGCAATTACTCCTGCTAATGTAATTGAAAAAATGGGAGACACTGTTGATTTAATTCCTTCTGCAATCTACGGAAAAGAAGACCTTAAATTATACGTTTCTAAAAATGTTATGAAGGCTTACGTTCGTGCATTAGGAGGATTTGGAGCTGCTGGATTAGGAGCTGCTGGTTCTGACAACAAAGGAACACAATGGTATGACAACGGAGCTTTATCTTTCGATGGTGTATCTGTATTTATGGCTAATGGTCTTGCTGATAACAAAATGGTAGCTGCTCAGTCTTCTAACTTATACTTCGGTACAGGTGTATTATCTGACTTAAACCAAGTTAAAGTATTAGACATGGCTGACCTTGATGGTTCTCAAAATGTTCGTGTAATTGCACGTTTCACAGGAGGAATCCAGTACGGATTTGGTTCTGAGATTGTATACTACACAGCTTAATAACTGTTTAATCTAATATAAAGGGGATGGGTGTCTTATCCCATCCCTTTTTTTGTTTAACTATAAAAATATAAAAATATGTCTTGTGATATTACAACAGGAAGAACAGAAGCGTGTAAAGAGAGTGTTGGTGGCTTAAGAAACATCTACATTGGAAATTACGTTGATGGACTTTACGCTGATGCAACAACAGCATCAAACTTAGGAACTGATGAGCAAATTACGGGTTTAACAACTGACTTAGTTGTTTACAAGTTTGAGCTTAGAGGTGACAACAATACTTTTGAGGAGACTAACGAAAACTCAAGAGATAACGGAACTTCTTTTTGGACTCAAACTGGAGCTATCGTATTAAAGAAACAAGATGCTGCTACTCAGAAAGCTCTTAAATTGCTTTCTTACGGAAGACCACACATCCTAATCGAAGATTACAATGGTAACTTTAGATTAGCTGGACTTCAAAATGGAGTAGAGGTATCTGTATCTACTGCTACTGGCGGTGCAATGGGAGACCTTAATGGATATAACTTATCTTTCGAAGGAAAAGAAAAAGACCCTGCTTACTTTGTAGACTCTGCAATAGTAGGAGCTGGACTTGACTTTGATGTAAATGCATCAGTTATCAATCCGTAATAACTAATATGTTTAATATTAAGGGGGCTATGTTTAACATAAGCCCCTTTTTTATTAAATAAAATGAAAAGCAATGTTTGTTGTTATAATACTATGACAATAGCAGATATAAATAGTCTACCTGTAATTAGGGTTTACATTACTGGGAGAAGTTTCACTTCTTTAGCGGCTAAGATAACAAACCAAGAAACCAAGAAGGTTCACACTGTTGCAACAGGTAATATTGTTGTGGGTGCTGAGAATGCTTATGTGGACTTAACTATAACTGACTCTACTTTTCAGTCAGAGATAAACAGCAATAGCACTTTATCTGTTAATATTTATAATTCATCAGATTCCTCACCTGTTTACAGGGATATAGTTACGTTTAGAACTTCATTAGCTTCTACTTCGGATTATGTTCAGGACAACTCTGATTATGAATACATATTTGTATAATAATAATACTATGGAAGACAATAAACACATTAGAGTAGTAAACTTAGCTGCATACCAGACTCCAGTTGTAAAAGAGGAATACAACAGGGATTGGGTATCTTATGGCGAAAGCAATGACTACTTTCAGAATCTTATAGACAACTACTTAGGCTCTCCTACTAATTCAAGATGTATCAATGGTATTATTGATATGATTTACGGAAGAGGCTTAGAGGCTCTTGACCGAATGGACAAGCCTGAGATGTACTTAGAGATGAAGAAGCTACTTAACAAGAAGCAAATAAAAAGAATAGTACATGACTACAAAATGTTAGGTCAAGCTGCTATTCAGGTATCTTACAATAAAAGAAAGACTAGAATACTTAAAGTATCTCATTTCCCTATGGAAACATTGAGAGCTGAGAAAGCAAATAAAAAAGGTGGAGTAGATGCTTATTACTATCACCCAAATTGGGCTAATGTAAAGCCTTCTGACAGACCTAAGAGGATTCCTACATTTAAGAATGGAACTAAAGGTCAAACTAACGAGATATACGTTATAAAGCCTTACAGAAGCGGTTTCTATTACTATGCACCTGTTGATTACAACGGATGCTTACAATACTGTGATTTAGAGCAAGAGGTATCAAATTACCACATAAACAACATAAAGAATGGTTTACAGCCATCTTTATTAATCAACTTTAACAATGGTGTGCCACCAGAGGAAACTCAGTCTGCCATTGAGAACAAGATATACGACAAGTTCAGCGGAAGTTCAAATGCAGGTAAGTTTATCATTGCATTTAACGAGTCACAAGAGACTAAGGCTGATTTAGAGCCTATTCACTTGCCAGATGCACACGCACAGTATCAGTTCATGTCTGATGAAGCAAGAGAGAAGATAATGTTAGGGCATGGGATTGTATCTCCAATACTTTTAGGTATTAAAGACAATACAGGCTTTGGTAACAATGCAGAAGAGCTTAGAACAGCATCTATCCTTATGGATAACATTGTTATTAGACCATTTCAGGAAGAAATCATTTCTTGCTTAGATGAGATACTAGAATTTAACGGAATCTATTTAGATTTATACTTTGTTACTTTACAACCTATTGAGTTTACTGAACTAGAGAATATATCTACTAAAGTAAAGAGAGAAGAAGAGACAGGAGAGAAACTAAGCCAAAATCTAAAACAGATAGATGGCAAAGAAGTCTATGAAACAATAGAGCAAGCAGAAGCTAAGGCTTTAGAGCAAGGTTGTGAAGGATATCACGAACACATAGAGGGTGACAAAACTTGGTATATGCCTTGTAAGGCACATAGCGAGTCCCTAAGAGACTTAGGAGAAGAAATGAACGACAACCCTATAAATGAAAAGATATGAGCTTAAAAGCGTTATTTATAAGTGTTACTGATTTAAAGAAGAAGTCAATTATTGATGGAAACGTTGATAGTGACAAAATAGTACAATATATTGAGATTGCACAGGACATTCACATTCAGAATTATCTAGGTGGGAGTTTATACAAGAAGTTACAAGAATTAATTATAGCTGGAACTATAACAGATGTTGCTAATGCTAATTATAAGACATTGTTAGATGATTATGTAAAGCCAATGCTTATTTGGTACACACAGGCTACTTACATACCTTACAGTATGTTTCAAGTAAACAATGGTGGTTTATTTAAGCATAGAAGTGAGAACTCTGACACAGCTTCTAAAGATGAGATGGATTACTTAGTACAAAGAACAAGAGATACTGCTGAGTTTTATACTAAGAGGTTCTTAGATTACATTTGCAACTATTCTAACTTATATCCTGAATATACTAGTGGTACTAATGAAGAGATGGACCCTGATAGAGATGTAAATTACACAGGAGGCTGGTTCGTATAATGAATAAGAAGAATGTAAACATATACAAGCCTAAGGAGGCTAATGTCATTAAATTGAAGGAGTATTTACAAAAGGTAGGTAAAACAGAAAACAATAAAAATATTACAGATGGGATACGGAAAAATATATAACACTACTTGGTGGGGCAATGCTTTGGATACTGCAAGAACTGCTGGTACTGAGCCAGACTTCTTTGGTAGTCAGATGAAACTACTTACAAGCAATCAACCTGAACTTGTAACCAATGGCGATTTTGCAACTGATAGTGATTGGAATAAAGGTTCTAATTGGACTATAAATGAAGGTAGTGCAACAAGTGATGGAACAGTTGACACTTATATTTCACAAAATATAGTAAATTTAGATTTGTCAAAAACCTATCAAGTAAAAATAACTTGTACAAATTATACTAGTGGTAGTTTATTGCCAAAATTAGGTAGTTCTGGATTTGAAACATATATTACATCAGAGGGCAGTTTTACATACTATGGCTCTTTTGGTAATGATGGAACTATTAGATTTTATTCTTCATCTTTTATTGGCTCAATAGACAACGTATCAGTAAAAGTAGCAAGATTAGAATTAGACCAAATAGAAGCAAAAAAATGTTTAGCAGACTGGATTCACGTAACTGCATTACAAGACTTAAATAATTAAACAATGGCAAAAGTACTTTATGCTCATAGAAAGCAAACAGATGTAAGTATTTTTTATGTAGGTATAGGT